GGATTTGGTACAAGTTATCCATTTATAAATAATATTCATTATGTGAAGAATGATATTAATTTCTATTTACGTAATGAACAACAATATAGAAATAAGCAAGACGGAAATAAAACAATAAAAAGATTTAAGTGTTAAAGTGGAAATATTAAGAAAAAATACTGACCAGAATTTAGTTGTAAATCCGACCCATTCTTTTAAAACAGATTTGGGATGGACGGACAATGCGGAAATGATGGAAAAAGAGGTACTCTACGAAATTATTAACCCAACTGAAAATTATGAAACGGTTAGATACATACACAAACCTTACACAAACGCAACCGGATTTACCCAAACTGATATTTGGTTTTATTTCTATTTTGGTAATTTTTCTTACAATACTTCAAATCCCGCAAACCCAATTATTACAGGGGTTACATTTGAACAGGATTATCAATTAATGGATATAACATTACAAGAAAATGCTTTAATGTTAAAACAATCCACAGAAAGTTTCTTCAGATTAGAGTTTTATAAAACACCAAATGACGAAGCACCAAACAGTACAAATAGAAGAATGGTATTCGCTAAGAATTTGGCATTACCGATAGGTGAAAAAGTTTTTTATACAGGAACAACAAGTGGGAGTACACTTTCATTAAATGATTACATATATTTTCCTGTATTCATGGGCTCAAACTATAGAAATAAAGAAAATATGTATTTCTTCTGGTTTAGTGATGATACCCCATTCAGTGAGACAACTTTGACGGGTAACACGTTTTATATGACCGCAAAGTTTTATAACGCAAAAACAGGAGAAGTATTTGATTTTACAAATAAAACCAAAACCCCAAGTGGTACTATCGTCGAAGAAAATGATATGTATTATAAGGTGGTTATTGACAGGTCAGATTATTCATACCAAGTTTTCAGATTTAACGGTTCGGTGGGTTCAAGAATTGGAGAAACAACCGACCCAATAGTTTTTTATGAAAAGTTTTTATAATGGAAAAAAACATATATAAAATATTACGAAAGAATATACCTAATGTACAGGATATTATGAATGGCAAGGTTCTTCATGGGGTTCGACCACCAAATCCAATGCGATGGGTAGTTACGACGTTCCGTTATTTTTGGAATCGTCAGTTGATGAAATGGGTGTTATGGTTGGTTTTGACGGGAACATCGAACAAGTCGAACAAATTTGTAATTTTTCATACACCCAAACGGGAAATACTGTTCAGGTTTACAATACGGTGGATACTAGTAAAGTGTCTGAAATCCATACTATAAACTTTACAGTGGATTGGGGTGATTCTACCACAAGTACTTTAACTACACACACAGGAACAACCTTAAATTCTGTAAGTAAAACATACGGAACAACAGGGGTTAAAACGATATCAATTTCATTGAGTACCCCTTGGTTAGATTTTAAATTGGAAAAACAGGTAACAGTACCATCAAATACAACGGTATCTGACCCATTGGGAACATTTAGTGGATTTACAATACCATATTCAACCGTTACGGGTCAGACATTGAACTACCTAAATAATTTAGAATACTCAACAACCGGAACCACAGGAAACACAACATTTAGTTATGCTGCTATCGGTAAGAGTAGAATCGATGAAAAGAAACTTTATGGTTCAAACACCTACTCAGGTGTAACCACGGGTACAACGTCAGGAATATCATATAGTGCATATACTATCGATAATTTATATTATCGAGATTTCGAGGATGGAATCACCACAATAACAGGGAGTACTTCAGGTTTTACCAAAGAAGAAGTGATGAATTTCGCAATAACAAGAAACGAACATTTCTTGGGATTCATTGATGAACCCACAATATTCTCAGACATATTTGTTGAAAGAGGTAAACAGGGGGTATTAGAAAAAACCTTGAGATTGGGTGAAATTGATAATACAGGTGAATTAGATATCTACGGAAATGGATATTTTAATATAAGAAAACAATAAAATTTATATTTATTAATAAAAAATCATGGCAGTAGGTAGTTACGGAATTATAAGACCAGCGGATGTTTCTCCTGAAGATGTGGAAATCTATTACCACTATGTTTCAGGTAGAACAAGTGACGCAACTGCAACACTAAAAAGACTTAGCCCGAGTGACGTTTTAACTCCGGTTTTTCATAATGCAGACACCACGGATGACGCGGCAGCACCCGATGTTGAAATTTTGGGTGGCATGTACAATTTAAAATTGGCTTCAGGGGATTTCTCAGAATTAGGAATTTACACCCTACACATAAGACCAAAACAAATTCGTACAACAATTACCGATTGTGGTATTTTGGCTTCACTACCATCTGTTAGAGGATTGGTTATTGATTTGAGTAATGTACCGGCAGCGGACAGAAACAAATTTACCCCACAAGGATTGGTAGGATACAGAGTTGAATACATCAACACATCTGATAACAAAAAGATATCTAATTTTTATAAAGTAGTAACATCTTCTTTTTACTGTACCCCAATAGTTTCAAACTTAACAAGTACATCACAAAAAGCGGTTCGTTATCAATACAGTGAACAGGCAACAAATTTGATGTTTTTGACGGTAACACCTTCATCTGCACCATCAAACAAACCTAACACAGTTCCTTTTATCGGTACACCATCACAAAAAATTATTTTAACAAATACCTATTTCAATCCAACAACGATTGAGGTTGAGATGGTAGAACATGACGCAAGTACATTGGCACACGCACTGTACGGTAATCAAAGTAAAGCCGTTTCTCAGGGTATATACACAATTTACGATAACAATAATAACATATACAGACAGTACAATCTTTACGAGGTTAAGGATGAGTTTAATGAAACTCTATACGAAGTTCGTGAGGAAAGAACTGATATTGATGAAACATTAAACTTTGATACTATTACCGAATAATGGCGAGAAGAAAGGTACCAAGTCAAGCGGCTAGCGGAGCAGAAACATTTAGTGATAATTTAGTTGGAAGACAAATCACTACGGGTAGTCCTGCACTTGCCAATACAAGTTTTGATATTGATAAGACCATTCCTGAAAAAGATGCTAAATCATTCAGAAATAATCCATTTTCTGAGTTTCTAACTCTTGATAGTGTTAAGAAAGAAACCTCGGCGGTAACAACCACACAGTCATCGACATCAGGTGGTTCACAAAGAAAAAGTACAATTCGTTTTAAGAGTAATAAGAGGAATGCGGACAAATCTATGTTCGGTTCTTTAAAAGAAAGAATTTTAGTTTCAATTACTCGTATTATTAAAAAGTTCCCCGGAGCATTATCTATTGTTGCGGATACCCCAATTGGTAATAACCTTTTCTCGGCATATAACATATCACACGATTACAGTTTAAATCGTACAACTTTCTATGTTCAATTAAGTAAAATATTCAATCCATTTGATATTACCTTAGTTGAACCGAATAGTGTTATTAAACCAACAACAGAAAACGAACTTAGAAATTTATATTCATCTTATAACAAATACGTTTTAAACTTAAATAACGAAAGTTATCCGGTTATTCAATACAATGAACCAAACAGTGCAAATGAATTGGTTTTTGTTGTAATTGGAAATCCCTTCAGTGGTTCTACATCATATTCTAATGATTTCATTATTAGACCTAATGACGGTGTGGTTGAAGAATTTTTTAATGGTTTAGATGATGTTGAGGAATCTTTATTAAACAGAGAAACAACACCAATCTATACCTCGAGTTTTCAGGTACCACAAGAAAGTACCGACGGCTCAAGAACAACACTTCAAAATATTAGTTATTCGTGGCCAATATTGGTAGATGGTTGGAATATTCAAATCAGTGGACTTGATTACGAATCTTACATTCAAAATCTAAGTGACATTTCGGACCAAATTGATAACTACAAATCTAACCTTATGGTTAGATTCTTGGCTTCCCCTCAATTATTTGAATTTGATACGGAAGACAAGAGAACAGAAAGTGTCTTTCAATTATATGGTCAAAGTTTCGACTCAGTAAAAAAATATATTGACAACATCGCTTACATGAGAAATGTGAGTTATGATGGTGTAAATAATTTACCCGATATATTATTAAAGAATTTATCTGAAAACCTTGGTTTATCGACAACTAATCTATTTGATGAGAAGTCATTGGAGGATATGATGTACACTCGTTTGTCATCAACATACCAAGGAGTATCTACAGGATTTAATCAGGTTGAGGCGGAATATGAATTCTACAGAAGATTATTAGTAAATCTTGCATATATTTTTAAATCAAAAGGTACGAGAGCATCGGTAGAATTTTTCTTAAAATTTTGATAGAGATGGTTTCCCTGTTGACCCCGATACTGGTTTACCAAGAAGAGCGTTTAGTGAAAGTAACGATATTTTCTTTGAAAAAGGTGCGGGGTGGTATGATATTACATTGGACCACCGTTCTCCGACAGTGTTGGATGATGAAAATTCTGTATTAACAGGTAGAACCAAAACAATCAAAACAAAAAATAAATCTTACACATATGGTGAAGATTATTTTGATGTGTTTAGAACACTACCGGGTTTAGATACGGGTTATGGTTTACAAGCGGAAATCGACAATTTAAAAGCTCACGATGTTGAAGATGGTTCATCATTGATATTGAATAGAAAAAATATCAATATTCATATTTCACCATCGAACTCAATTAACTATGATATTTTCAGAAAGAGTAGAGATTTAGAAATTTCTTTTGGTACAACAAATTTATTAGCACCTCAAACAGGAATTACATTTGCTCAATTTGTTGATAATTTCATACATAAAGTAATTAAGAATTCTCACACAATTAGATATAAAAAGAACTACATCGTTCTTGAAGATATCTACAGAGATTATATTTCACAAACCGGTTTTACACCATTTACATTTATCGATTCTGCGGAGTTTGTAAATAGAATCAGTCCTTATTGGGTACAGTTAGTAGAACAATTAGTTCCGGCAACAACATTATGGACGGGTGGTAATTTAATTGAAAACAATTTATTTGGAAGACCAAAATACCCTTATGTATTTGATTGTCAACCAATGGAGTTTATTGAGGATTTATATCCTGATTTTGAAACCGCAATCGAAGAAGACCTTGAAACATTACTTGGTGAAGAAGCAAACTTTAGAGGATTAATCAATTTAACGGGTGTAACATATTACCCAATAATTGAGATTGACGGAATTGTATACGGTGGTCCTGATTATTCGGGATTAACCACAGGGATGACAGTTGTTGTTAGTGGTACCACAAATACCACAAATAGTGCACAACTGTTTAATCCATTCCCAATGACGGGATGTACGGATTTAACAAATAACGACCCAATTAATTTGGCTCTTATTTGTGATTACAAAGATTATTTAGAACCAGATATTGTTAAAATAAAACAATTATGGTTAACAGCATTAAGTAATTTAATTAATACAATTACGATTACGAGATATAGTGCCGGATATGAACCATATGCACCGTTTACCGGAGCAACGGGACATTCATACACAACTGAAACAGTACCGATGGTGAGTTATGAAATATTCACTAATGAAGATGGTGAGGAGATGATTAAATTCTCATCAATAAAGTACGGTATTGGTGATTGTTCTGTTAAAGATTACTTTGATTATCGTTTTGAAGCTGATTATAGAACAACAAAAATTAATGATAGATTAAGTGTTGAGGTTAGTGGTGACGGAGAATATTATTGTGAAGAACCGGAAAACTGTATCATGGTATCTGACATTTACATTGATGTCATTGGAGCACAATTCGGAGTTCAAAAAGGACACGAATGGCCGTTCTACATTTATGCAAATTGTACAAGTGGACACAGTCAAAATGCCGACGTATACATTGAAAAAGTTGCAGG